AGCGGCACAGGTACCGAGACCACTGCTTCAACGACAAGCGGCACAGGTACTGAGACAACAGCTTCAACAACGAGCGGAACAGGTACCGAGACTACAGCTTCGACTACAAGCGGCACAGATACTGAGACCACAGCTTCAACTACAAGCGGCACAGATACTGAGACCACAGCTTCAACTACAAGCGGTACAGGTACCGAGACGACGGCTTCGACAACAAGCGGCACAGGTACTGAGACGACGGCTTCGACAACAAGCGGCACAGGTACTGAGACAACAGCTTCAACAACGAGCGGCACAGGTACCGAGACAACTGCTTCAACGACGAGCGGCACAGGTACCGAGACGACAGCTTCGACTACAAGCGGAACAGGTACTGAGACCACTGCTTCAACGACAAGCGGCACAGGTACTGAGACAACAGCTTCAACAACGAGCGGAACAGGTACTGAGACAACTGCTTCAACGACAAGCGGCACAGGTACTGAGACAACTGCTTCGACAACGAGCGGTACAGGTACTACCGAGACCACGACAAGCGCTACAGGCACAGGAACGACAGCTTCCACTTCACAGACCACAGCTGCTTCGTCTACAGGCGAGCAGGGCTCGACTACTACCGAAACCAAGCCCGTTGAGCCTGACAAGGACCTCGGCGATATGAACGGCGACGGCAAGGTCGATGCTAAGGACGCTTCGGCTATCCTCGTTGCATACGCAAAGGCTTCCACAGGTGAGGACGACGGACTTACAGACGCTCAGCGCGCAGCAGGCGATGTAAACGGCGACGGCAAGGTCGATGCTAAGGACGCTTCCGCGGTACTTGCGTACTACGCACTTGTTTCGACGGCGACGGGCGATATCCCGACACTGCTGGAATTCGCACGGCCGAAGGTATCGTAAGTAAAACAAAAATCGGATCGGGTCAGGTGATCTGATCCGATTTTTTAGCTTTGATTTTGTCAGACACTAAAAAATATCAATACATTATCAATGAGGTGATACAAATGGAAGAAATGTGCCAAGACTTTATGCGCAAAATGCAGGCAGCAGCCACTAAAGGTCCGTCATTGGAGGACGTAAGAGCAGATATGACACCGCACGGCAGGCTCGTGAGCTGCTCATATTATGCTTCGTCAAGCGGGATGCAGTGCAACAGCAACACGCTGCTGGATATCTCCGTCATAGTTGCGGACGGTGTGCAGAGGATAAGCTATACAAATAAACCTGCCTTCCAGTCCCAAACAGTGACCGTTTATAAGCCGAAGCAGGACGTTCTCGCAGCCGTGCAGGAGCTGACTGAGCGTGAGAATCTTGCGGCGTGGTCGGCGCTGGAGTACCACGATCCTTTCCCTTGCACCGACTGCTCAAGCAGCACTTCTGTCTCCCTGACCTTTGATGACAGTTCCGTAGGGGGGAAGAGCAGCGTGCGCAAAACTATTAATGTTGATGCGGCTTGTCAGCATGGCGGCGGTGATGTGATACAGCAGTTCCGTGATATACTGGAAACGGCTGTGCAGGATTCGGAGGTGCTGTCAAAGACGGAATATGATACACCGAATGCAGGACTCGGGTTTATGGGCATAATGGGAATGCTGGGTACGCCTCCGACACCCGCTCTGGAAACAGATCTCCCCGACGGTGCGTGGAGGTGCGGGAAATGCGGCTGCGCTTCCAACACAGGCAGATTCTGCACCGAATGCGGCGCAAAAAAAGGAACGCCGCCGATTCATTACGAAGCGTGAAACGGTGAGAGCGTTCGATAAAGAAATCACTTGTATTTTTCCGAGATACAATGTATAATATATACAGCAACCCGTATAAGGAGAATACACTATGACTGCTGAGAGAAAAACCAAGGAAAGCAAGCCCGTTCTTGCGATATGCTACGACTTCGACAAGACCCTTTCGCCCGACGATATGCAGGCGCAGGGCTATATACAGTCGGTCTATGACGGCGATATACCGTCGTTCTGGAAGGAGACCGACGAGCTCGCGGAGGCTAACGAGATGGACTCGAATCTCGCCTATATGTTCAAGATGGTGAACGAGGCGAGGGGACGCATCGTGCTCACGAAAAAGAGCCTGCAGGAATACGGCTCGAAGGTCAAGCTCTTCGACGGCGTCGAGGAGTGGTTCGGGCGCATACGCGATTACGGAGCGGAGCACGGCGTCATCGTCGAGCACTACATAATCTCGTCGGGCTTGAAGGAAATGATAGAGGGCACAGCTGTCGCGAAAAGCGGCGCTTTCGAGAAGATATACGCGAGCTCGTTTATGTTCGACGACAAGGGCGTGCCGATATGGCCCGCACAGGTGGTCAACTACACGAACAAGACGCAGTTCCTGTTCAGAATTGAGAAGGGCGTGCTCGACGTCAATGACTCGGGCGTGAACGATTTCTTTGCTCCCGAGGAGCTGCGCGTGCCGTTCAGGAATATGGTCTACATCGGCGACAGCGACACCGATATCCCGTGTATGAAGCTCGTCAACACCAACGGCGGACACTCCATCGGCGTGTACAACAACGACACGCTCGACAAGTCGAAGGTGTACAAGATGCTCCACGACAACCGTATCAGGTACTTCGCTCCCGCGGACTACACCGAAGGCTCGGAGCTCGACAGGCTCGTGAAGGCGATAATCGACCGTACTGCCGCGAATGAGGTGCTTGAGGACTTTCACTTCGGCTGCAAGGACGAGAGGGAGCACAAAGACACCCGCAAGGCTAAGGACGAAAACAAGCGCAGGCGGCTCGACTATATACTTGCGCTTGACGGCAGCACCAGCTTCGGCACGACGCATACTTTGATGAAGGAAATGCTCGGCATCAATGACTGGACGGAGGAGGAGATAGGTATGCTCCTCGATATCGCGCTGAACAATCATCCTGTCCGCTATCTGCTGAACGACAGCGATGTGAACAGCTTTTTCCGCGGGATAATCGCAATGCTTCCCGCCAAAACCGAAAAGGCGGAAAAGGTCGAGAGCTTCTTCGGTAAGAAGTGAGCTTGTGTAACAGTAAGAATAAACGGGTCAGGGGAGCTCCCCTGACCCGTTCTGTTGTTGATTTCGGCTTATGCCGCTTTCGATTCGAGGTATTCCTTTATTGTCGGGATATCGCCTGTTGCGGTCGATACCATCGCGTAGTACGCGAGCACGCACGAGGCGTCCTTGGCGTCTATTTTGCCGTCTCCGTTTACGTCTGAGGCTGCCTTCTGACCGTCGGTCAGACCGTCGTCGGCGCCCGTCGAAGCCTTGGAGTATGCCACGAGTATCATCGAAGCGTCCTTGGCGTCTATCTTGCCGTCTTCGTTCACGTCGCCGAGCGTGGAGCCGGTATCGTCGTCAACGAGAAACTCGTCCTTGACCTCGGTTATCTTCGACTCCGAAGGTGTCGCGGCAACTCCGCTGTAGCTGAGCAGTCCGCCTGTGATATGGAGCGTCGAGCCCGCGATGTTCTCCTTGTCGGAGATGAGGAGTATGCGGTCGGAGAACTTTGTATCGTTCGTCTCGGACTTGACAGGCTTTATCTTGCAGTTGAGCTTCTCGCCGCTTGCATCCGTGAGATAGATGTTCTCCGCAGTAGCCGTGCTGTCGTCGATATATTCCGTCATTCTGAGTTCAACACCGTTTGAGAAGGCGTCGAGCACATCTGTCTTGGGAGCGGCAGTGCTCATCAGGTTAATATTGATACCTGTCTGAACGGGGAGTACGGGCAGCCACTCGGAAGCAGCGTCCTTGTAGCCCTCCTTGGATATCCTTACCTGCCACATTCCCTCGGGAACATCCCACATAAACCAGCCGTCGGAGGCAGTGGTCTGCGGGTTGAGCTGGTCGAAGTCCTCTGCGTTCCAGAGCACCTCCTTGCCTGCTTCGTCCTTGTAATAGATTGTAGCGGTCGCGCCTTCAACGCGGTTGTCGGGAACAGCTGCGTATACGTAGCCGCTCGGGTCGGCGATGAAGTTCGGGTCTGCGCTGTTGCCTATCTTTTTGCGCGGGTCCCTGTATATTATCGCGTCGAGCTTCTTTGCGCGTCTGTTGTAGTAATTCTGTATGCAGTATGCTCCGACACCTATCACCGCACCTGCGATGAGCGCGGGCCACAGAGTCAGTCCCGCAAAGCCGACAACTATAGATGCGGCTGCTGCTCCTGTTGTAGTTACCATTCTTCCGAAGAAGATATTCTCGGCTTCTGCCTTGAGCTCAGCCTTATGAGCCTGAACATACGGGTCCTTGCTGTAATCTATCTGGCTTCTCTGCATACTGTAAGCCTCGCCGTGCACTACCATTTCGCAGCCCGCGTTGAATACGGTAAACACACCGCCAACTACGTTCAAGCCGTTCTGAGCAACATCGCTGAGGCTGTCCTGAACGATAGCGATGTCCGCACTGACTGTCTGACCGCCTATGAACTCGCCGTGCTCGTCCATAAACGAGGTCTTTGCCTCCTGATTGGAAACGAGCTGGGTCTCAGCCTTGACCTCGCCCGTGGACTCGTTCCTGTCGACCATTACCATACCGCTTACGTAGTCGAACGGCTTGGCTCCGAGGAAGTCCATAGCGGTGTCGTATGCGGAGGACACGTCATCGGGGATAGTGAGCGACTTCGCCACCTCAACAGCGTCGGCTGTTTCAGCGAGCACCTTGACGAAATACGAGTGTACGTCGCCGTTTTCGTCGGTCATTTTCAGTCCCGACTCGACGAAGCCGTAGTCCTCGGGAGCAGAGAAGATAGCGTTTGCTGTGACCATCTTGCCGCCTATGCCGACGGAATCGGTAATGCTCTGGAATACGCCGATGCTGACCTCGCTGATATCGGGATTGTCCTTCTTGAAGGTCTCGGTGGGAGTATAGTCATAGCGCACCAGTGTGTTGTTCTCGGTCGCTATTGCGGTCGATGTCCTGACATTGTCGAGGAACACCTTCGCGGGATCGTTGGGATTCGCGGTATTGTTCGCTGTCGGTGAGAGCTCATTCTCCGAGTCCTTGACCTTGTACGATACCGTGCCGTCCTTGACGGTCTTGTAGATCATTTCCTTTTCCTGCTTGGGTATCTGAGTGATGCTCAGCTTGCCGGGGAGAGAGGTGGCAAATTTGCCTGTGCCTGTCCATTTGCCCGTTGCTTCGTCGAGCTCGAGCGGGAGAGATGAGAACTCGCCGCCCTTTTCGGAGGTGACGTACAGCTTTGCGATGTTGCTGTTATCTGATACCTCCACATCGAATGTCATATCGTAGCGAGGATTGATCGCGACATAGGGCTTTTTGCCCGTCCGGAAAGCGGGAGTAAGGTCTGTCTCCTTGATATGGTTTATCTTCACGCTTACTAATTCGGGATAGTTCTCGCAGAGGAGGACTGCTTTCTTGGCAGATGTAAGCTCGCCGCAGACCGCGTCTATGCTGAGCTCGGTCGCTGTGCCCTCATATGTTACGAATGCGCTGTATCTGCCCGTGTACTTGTTCGACTTCACGCTAACGCTGTCCTCGCCGTTTACGCGGACAGTGATGTCGCTGTCGAGCGGACCTGTACCGCTTACGCTGAAGCTGCTCTTGCCGTCGGAAACATTTACAGTTTCGGGAGCGGTGAGTGTCAGCGGAGACATATCTGTTCCGTCAACGACTATGTTCTTGCAGTCTGTGCCGTACTGCTCGTCGGGGTGCATCTTGACCTTCATCCATGCCGAGACAGTGAGCTCACTTTTTGCGTCGGAGCGCACACTGAAGCGTAAAGTGCCCTCGGGCTCGGTAACGTCAAAGCGCAGCTTTCCGTAATCTCTCACTGCCGATTCACCGTAGCTCTCCTCGACGAAATTGTCGCGGTAGTTGGAGTCCACGTAAATGGAGCCTTCTCTGAAAACATCGCGGAAGCGCGGATTTATCGAATAGTGTATCGAGTAGTTTATGAGTGCTCCGTCAGCCGTAGAGGAAGCGGTGCTGCTCATATAGAGACCGTTCTGCTCGGCGAATGAGAAGCGCTGATCCCACATATTGTCCGAATAGTCGAAGGCAGATGCCTTGAAGGGGATAGCCTCCTGCGGAGCCTCTATCTCGATGAGCTCGGGGCATTCAGCGAAAGCCTCGGCTTCGATGAGCTCCACGCTCGAAGGCAGAATGACCTTCTCGACGGACGGGCAATTGTAGAGCAGCTTCTTCGGGACGGTCTTCATACCGTCACCGATACGTACTATCCTGAGCTCGTCTGTGTTTCTTGCTATCTGCTCAGCCTCTGTGACTGAGGCGGGGATATAGAGATATGTCAGTTTGGTCTTGCTGAAGGCGTCCCAGCCTATCTTGGTGACACCCGACGGCAGGTCGATGCTCGTTATCGGTGTCGATTCAAAGGCGGATTCGCCTATCTCGGTGACGCTGTCGGGGATGACGATCTGTGTGAGCTCCTTGCAGCCGATAAGGCAGCGGTAGGGTATCGCCTTGAGCCCGTCCGCGAATGTGACCTTCTGAAGATGAGGAGCGGATGACAGCGACCAGTTCGACTTTTCGAGCGTGCTCGGCAGAACGAGCTCGGTGATAGAATCACAGCCGCCGAAAACGTTGATTCCCGTTACCTCCGTAACACCCTCGGGAATGTCAATGTGCGCGAGCTTGGGGCACTCCTCAAATGCATAGCCGTGTATATACTGCAGCGTGCTCGGGAGCACTACCTCTGTCAGCTCGGGGAGGTACGCAAAGCGGCCGTGTATCTCAGTTATGCCCTCGGCATAAGTGAGCTTCTCAATGCCCGAATTCGAGAAAGCACTGCTTCTGCCGTAATCTCCGGGGTAGGGCAGCTGCACGGGCACGTAGAGCTCCTTTAGTGAGGTGGTGCTGTCGAACGACTGGCGTCCGAGGTCTTTCAGACCCGTGGGCAGGTCGAGGTGGGTTATGCCTGTACAATCCGCAAAGGCATAGGACTCGATGAGCTCGACGCTGTCGGGTATCTTCGGGTCTGTCAGCGATTTGCAGTATTGAAATGCACGTGAACCTATCTTTGTGGGAGCACTGCTCCAGTTGATAGTTTCAAGGTTTTCGCAGGAATAGCAGATATTAGCGGGTATCTCCGTTATTCTATCGCCGAAGGTTATCTCCTTGATACCGCATCTCTGGAAAAAACCTCCTTCTGTGTCCTCACTGAATGTCCACGTATCGGGAACAGTGACTGAGGTCAGCTTCGGATTTTCCTCAAAGGCGTACGAACCTACGAAATCAAGCACGTCGGGAAGGTCGAGCACCTCGAGATCGGGGTTGTCTGATATCGCGCAGCGACCAATGCTCTTTACGCTGTCGGGGACGTGTATCTCCTTCAGACCTGTTACCGCCTCAAATGCGTTATCGCCGATAGCCGTAACGGAATCGGGGATAACGATCTCGCCCATATAGTCCGTGCTGGAGAAGAGCCAATCAGGTATCTTCTCCATGCCGTCCTCGATGATGACCTTGTTTATCTTGCAGTAGGTGAACGGACGCTCTGCTTTTTTCAGGGTTTTCGGGATAACAAGCGTATCAAGCGCCTTGTAGTCGTTGAAGCACCAGTTGTTTATCCTTTCGATGTGGTCGGGCAGGACTATCTCAGTGACGGTGCTGTTGCTGCTGTATGTGCCGTGCCCGAAGGCGCTGCTGTCGATCTCGGTGACGTACTTGCCGTCAATCTTGGAGGGCAGGACTATCCTATCCGTGGGGAGCTCCTTTTCCTCGTCGAAGCCCTTTATCGTGATGTTGCCGTCGCCATTGACGATGTAGGCGAAGCCCTCATCTGTGTAGAGCCAGCTCTCCTCGTCGTCGGCGGCATGGACGGGCGGCGGCATAACTGCTATTACCGAGGTCACGGTAAAGACGGTAGTCACAGCCGCAGTTGAGAGACGTTTGCTGAATTGTCGCTTCATATAAACACTCCTTCCGTAGCGGAAAGCACAGCGGATTGATAATGCTCTGACAATATCAATAAATTTTACCTGTGCTGTTGAACTTATTATATCAAATATATATAGGAGAGTCAACTATTTTATATAATTGCTCGTCTGTATGAAGAAATTCGTTACAAATAGATAATAAGATACTGTTGAAACTGTGGGAAACGTGCACAAAAAAAAGAAAAAATGGTATATGTGTTTGATTGTAATTACTATTGTTTTGCTCGGATAAAAATGCTATAATTATGGTGTATAGGTATTATTAGGAGCAAATCTGCGCTTTTTTTCGGAGTGTGATGACAGTGAACGACACGGCAGAGACTGCAACATCTATCGAAACGCCCAAAAAGCCGAAGAAAAAGCACTCGGCTGCATATTATGCCGCCGCCTTTTTCGCAAAGATAGGCTGTACCGTGCTCTTCGTGTGGCTGTTGCTCACATTCGTCGCTGGAGTGTTTGTCTGCCACGATAATTCGTCCTTCCCGATGATAAAGGACGGCGACCTGTGTATCACCTACCGCCTCGGTAAGCTTAAACAGGGCGACGAGGTCGTGTACAGGCGCGACGGCAAGGTGTGCTTCGGGAGGATAGTCGCCTTCGGGGGAGAGGCTGTCGGCATATCCGACGACTACGTCTCGGTGGACGGCTACCGTGTGTACGAGGATACAGTCTACCCGACAACTGCCGAAAATGCGAAGATAACGTTCCCTTATACTGTACCCGGCAACTGCGTTTTTGTGCTGAACGATTTCCGCTCCGACATCACCGACAGCAGAACATACGGAGGTATACCGCTCGATGATGTCAAGGGGAAAGTGGTGTTCGTCCTGCGCAGGCGCGGGATATAAACAAGTTTGACCTTTTTGATGATATAAAGGAGGAAATTTACAATGAAAATCAAACGATCAATTGCGGCACTGGCTTCAATGGCAATGCTCGCGACCGCAGCAGCGGCTGCTGTTCCGATGAGTGCGGGGGCAGCTACATACAATGACGTGCTCGGAAAGAAGAACACCGATATCCAGAAGTATCTGATAATGGATATCGATGCAAATGTCCCGAATGCGGGCTTCACCTTCGACATCACGAAGTATGACAGCGAGAAGGCTGCGGCTGCTGCACTGTCTTCTTCCGCGTCCGTTGATGTATATAACGGCGTCGATGCCGACAAGATAACAGCGTCTGTAGACACAGCTGCGACTAAAGTTATTACGTTCGCACCCACGGACAGTGCAACAGTTGAAACAAACGCTGAATCTGATATCGCGTGGGCAACACCTGAGGTTTACGGCGATGAAAAGTGCTCGACCAAGTCACTTACGTATGATTTCAGTGCGGTAGGCTTCACGACTCCCGGTGTGTACCGCTACCTTATCACCGAGACAGGTGCCGTTACAAACAAGGCTATCACGAACGATATCGGCATCTCGACCGATACGAACAAAACATACAGAACTCTCGACGTTGTCGTACACGACTATTCTTCGTACTACGATACGGTGCTTTCGGATGATGACAAACTGGATACTGATAAATATCCCGTGCCCGAGGGAGATGAGCTCTACATAAGCACCTATATCCTGTATGCGGGCAAATATGACGCCGCGCCCTCTGATTCGACCGAGCTTGCAAAGAAAAGCTACAGCTACACGAATAAGTATACCACATATGACCTCACGATAGGTAAGGACGTTGACGGAAATCAGGCTTCAAAGGATAAGTACTTCGCCGTAACTGTCAGCATTTCAGATGCTGTTGCAGGCACTAAATATGCCGTATCGTATTTCGATGACGAAAACGCTTACACCATCGACGGAAGCAACGCGGAAATCAATGTTTCTCCCAACAGCGCTACGACCTGCTTCACCGAAGCAAAAACCCAGCCGACAGAGCTTACAGTAGGAGCAGACGGAACTGTTGAGCGGGTGTTCTATCTCAAGCACAATCAGAGAATAACCGTAAGAGGTCTTGCCGAAGGAACAGCTTATACTGTCTCAGAGAATGCTGAAACCTATACTGCAAGCGTAACTCCCGTACTTACTGCTTCGGGCGCTTCTATGCTCGGAACAAGCTATACGGTCAATGATGCCCACGATCAGGTAACTGTTTCAAAAATCGTAGGCGACAACTCCGTAATCTTCACAAACACAAAGACAGGTCTCCTCCCCACAGGTATCATCGTATCCGTTGCGGGACCTGCTGTTGTAGGCATCATCGCGCTCCTCGGCATAGCCGTACTTCTCATCAGAGGCAGACGCAGAAGAGCCGAAGAAGAATAAGCATTGCGGAAATTCTGGATAGGGATGAACGTCCTCTACGAGAGGGTGCTCCTTATCGTGCTTGTGTTCGTACTGCTGATAGTGTCGTGGTGTATGTACGATAATTACTACATCTACTCGCACACGCTCGAGGCGGATATAGCCAGATACAAGCCCGGCAGGACCTTCTCCCTCACCGCCGAGGACCCGCAGATGTCGGACGAAATGGTGGCGTGGCTCACCATAGACGGCACGAATATCGACTACCCCGTAATGCAGGGCAGCAATAACTTGAAATACCTCAATACCGACCCGTTCGGGAGCTATTCGCTGTCGGGAAGCATTTTCCTCGACAGCAGGAACAGTCCCGATATGACCGACAGCTACTCGGTGGTTTACGGTCATCATATGGAGCACGGGAAGATGTTCGGGGCACTGGACGAATTCCTCGACAGCTCCTACCTCACCGAGCATACGGGCGGCTCGCTCATTATCGGAAGCAATGCAGACGATACGTACCCGCTCGAGGTGTTCGCAAGTATGAAGGCGAGTGCCAACGACGAAAATATCTTTGATTTCAAGTGCGGGGATATAGTCGGATATATCCGCGACAATTCACAGGTCTTCACAAGATCGGACGACAAGCCTGTGATAGCTCTCTCGACGTGCTCGTCGGGAGATATGATCGAGAGAACGATCGTATTCTGTTATATCATCAAATGAACAGGAAGGAGAGTGAGCATATGAGCACGATACGCAGATGTTTCTGCTGCCTCGCAGTATGCCTGCTCTCCTTTTTCGTTTTTCCCTGCTGTACCGCTTTTGCAGGTACATATGAGAAGGAACACCTTGAAATACCCGTGATGTGCCTCGATGTTGAGGACATCGAAGACCACGTCTACATCGTGAAGATAACTACCGAAGACACACTTGCCCCCCTTCCGCAGACGGATACCCTTTATATAAACCAGAACGGAAGAGGACAGTTTGAAATAGACATCGACCAGCCGGGCACCTTTGTGTACAATATCTTTGAGACCGAGGGCGACGAGGACGATATCGAATACGAGCAGACCGTATACACGGTGACAGTGTACGTGGAGACGAACGCGAATGATGAGCTGCTCTATTCCGTGACGGCGGCTGTCAACGGTATGCCTGCCAAATCCGAGGAGATACAGTTTCAGGATAAGCTGATGGACAACTCCGAAAGGAAGAAGCCGTCCACTACAACGACGACGGCACCTGAGACGACGACAACAGCTGCCGAAACAACAAATACTACAGCAACGACAACCACAACAACTGCGGTGACTACAGCGGCGTCTGTCACTGCGACCGAGACCGCTTCGACTACAAAGGCAAATTCCATTGTCAGCTTTGTTGACGATGTCCTGACAGGCGACAGCTTCCCCGCAAAGCTGCTTTGCATCATAATTATCGCGGCGCTGATAATTATGGTCGGCGCGTTTGTACTGAGAAAGAATAACGGCGATAACGACTGAGCGGGCACATAAATCTGAATGAAAGGAGATGATACGATGTTTGTGACAAAGAGGCTTATCAGCGGATTGGCTGCTCTTGTAATGGCTGTTGCGGGCACGCTCCCGACAGCGACCGCCGTTGTCGGCAGAGATGAGAGCACCACCGTCGCGGACGAGGACAGCCGCGTGCTGAAGCATCAGAGCCTCGAGCTCTGCCCCGATGAGAGCGACTCCGACAAGACTGTCACCCTCGACGGACTTATGCCGAAGAATGCCACGGCGACAGCTGTGGACGTCACTGAGATGATAGCTGATTCGGACATCGTAACGTCTCCGCTCTGCGACGACAGCTCCGTTGTTGTCGCCTATGATATCACTATCTCCGACGGGGAGGGCGAATTCCAGCCCGACAGCTCACGCCCGATATACGTCGGGATAACCGACCCGAGCATAACCGAATCCGAGTTTACCGAACTTTGGCACATCAGCGACGACGGTCAGCGCGAGCAGATAAGCGATTTCACCGTCGAGGACGGCAAGGTCAGCTTCTATGCTGAGGGATTCAGCGTTTATGCGGTGGTTGAAGCGCCTGAGCCAACTAATGCTGGAGATGTTAAAGAACAACTTACCGATTTTTCGGAAATTAACCAGTATGCAAGCGATGGAATTTACATCTATCAAAATGCAAATGGATATTACTTTACTGATGAGCAAGATACAAGGAACAACAGAACAGGAATTGTTGCGACAAAAGAATTAAGCAATGCAAAAAAGTATTATTTTGAAAACACAACGGGAAACTATTATAAAATATACTGTATAAAAGACGAAACGAAGTATTACCTTAAAAGAAATAGTAGTAACTTATCACTTGATACAGAAGAGAATGCTTCCGAGTTTACTTTAAATGCACCGTACTATAACAAGTTTATCGACAAAGCTACCAATACAAAGTGTTTAGGGTATGAGAATGGGATAATTACAGGTGCTAACCAGAACACGTTTGAATTCTGGTACATAAATAGTACACCTATCCCCGACGACCCCTATGAGCTTGACGGAAAGTCCTACGGCTTTATGAACTACGAGAGCAACTCCTACGCCTACGCTATGCAGAGCAACTTCAAGGCAAAGCAGATGGAAGCGAAGGTCAACCCGCTCAGTCACGAGGGTATCAACTATATCGCCAAGAACAGCGACATTACTTTCTGGACCTTTCATAAGGCTTCCGAGGACAACTACTACATCTCCACCACCGACAATGACGGCAATGTAAAATACATCAAGGTCACAGGCAGCGGTAGTTCTCAGGTCAGAGAGCTCGTCGATTCCGTTGACGATGCTACTCCGATAAAGGTCATTCCCCAGAGCGGCGACAACATCGGAAAGATAAAGCTCTGCGCTGACAATAAGTACCTGTATCTGAACGGCACGAGCGATTTTAAGTTTGACACCGATAAGGGCAGCGCCTCGCTTATCAAGCTCGTCGAGAAGGACGAGCAGATCACCGATGACGACTTCAAGGTCTACTCAGCCGAGAAAATAGGCATTTCCGAGGCTGTGAACGGCGAAGAATACATCGTCTATACGCGTGTATGGGACGATACCAAGAAGGCTTACAGATTCTTCGCGGTAGACCACGACGGTACGCTCGTCGAGTGCTACGAGCGCGGCGACGATATTATGTGGATAGGCAGCAGGATCAACACCCTCGAATGGGATTTTACCGAGTATTACGGTCTGGACGGCAAGCCCAACTACTACTACGAGCTGTGCAACACCTACTCGGATATGTATCTGGCTCCGCAGATAGGCGGAGTGGCGCTTTCGGACGGTACTATCGGCATTAACCTCCCAGGCAGACAGGACGGCGAATACTACTCCGATATCCTCGCCTGGGACGAACCGCACTACGCCTATGCAGCGCTTGTCGCAAACAGCGATAATTCCAAGCTCACTACAACTGCAAAGTCTAAGGCGAGCACATTCTACTTTGCTAAGGTGAAGGAACATTCTGCGAGCGAACTGACCGAGGTCGAGACCATCGACAACGACGAGTACGGTATCACTATGAAAATGGTGGACTGGAAGGGCAGCACCGACAACACCGGAGATGTCCAGAATACGTTTTTGAATACGGATTCAAAATCTCACGGGCTGGCAGCTCATTCGGGGCTTTTATCTACAGATCTTGAAAAGGATGCAGACGGCAAATATACGTATCCCACGGTGTTGAACGGTGTGAACCAATCACTGGGCTTGCTGTATAACGAGACCGCTGAAGATAAGATCGAGGACGCGCTCAGAGAAGTCAATCACCTGTTCATCAAGAGTACCTATGAAGCAACAGGCTACTTTGAATTCGACAGCTGTCAGAATTTCGCTACCCTCAAAAAGCAGGATAGGCAATTCAACACCGAGACCGTAAATGTTAGTGAAGGCGTAACAAAGGAAGTAACCAATTTTACAGTATACAGACAGCTTGGCACAAATGACTCTTCAGCAAAAACAACGCTGTGCCACGGACAATTCCTGCCTTACAATACGATCAAAGAAGGAAAGTATCCGTCAAGGAATCCCTATAATCTTTATTCCGCACTGGCTAATCCTGATAATAAGAGCATTGGTCTGCTTGATGATTCAGACCCGAGAAAGTATGAGAGGCTTCATCTGGTTCAGGAGAGCACGGACTATTTCAACGGCATGGAGCTCGAGGCGAGCTTCGTCCAGACGACTAACGGCAAGGACAACTGGAATCACGATATCATCTTCGAGTTCACGGGCGATGACGACTTCTGGCTCTACGTTGACGGCGAGCTTGTCATAGACCTCGGCGGTATACATTCCGCTCTTGAAGGAAAGGTCAATTTCGCAACAGGACAGGTCATAGTCAACGGCGTAGAAAAAACACTGAGACAGGTGTTCAAAGAAAACTACGAAACACGCAATCCCGGCGCATCAGCAGCAGATGTAAATGCATACCTTGCAGAATACTTCGACGACGGCGAGGTCGTATTCAAGGATTACTCTCAGCACAAGATGAAGATATTCTATATGGAGCGCGGCGCAGGCGCGTCGAACCTCCATATGCGATTCAACCTCAGCTATGTTACTCCCGGACACGTTATCCTCAAGAAGGAAGTCGAGGGCGCAGAGGACCTCGACCTCAGCCTTGTACAGTATCCCTTCCAGATATACTACAATGACGACAGTCTGCACCCTGATGTATTCCAGCCGCTGGGAAATGATGACGCAAATGTAAGCATCACTTATCAGAACTCGACTCAGAAGGTGGAATTCAAGGAGCATTATACTCCGCCGGGCTGTACGGATACGTTTGACAATGTCTTTTTCCTCAACCCCGATCAGGTCGCGGAGATACACTTCCCCTCGAAAACCATCAACTATAAAGTAGTAGAATGCGGCTTGAGCAGCATTTACGATTCTGTAAGGATAAAAGGCGAGGAAGATGTGCTTGCAGCCAAACCTATAGCTGCGGCGGAAGGCTCCTATGTCGAACGCTATTATTACGAGACAAAGCCTTACGAAGTAGAAAAGAAGCAGAGTATGGTATTCGTCAATAAGTTCAAGGATGGCGCTCTTCGTCCTCTCTATTTCACGAAGATCCTGAAGGACGAGAACGGACACGAGCTGACTTATGACTTGGAGCACCCGAATGAAGAAAACGTTGACAATACCACATTCCAGTTCAGGCTGTATCTGACGAACGGCGTTGATGATGAACTGCGGCTTGCAAATATGGCTAAGTACCGCGTATTGACCCCGAGCGTCAAAATAGATGAGGAGAACAGCGTCAGGTACTATTGCAGCTGGGACGCAGACGCTCAGAGATTCGTTCCCACCGAATATACGTCCCAATCAGGTATGTCAACTTCCTTGGAGACAAAGCTGAAGGAAATAAAAGAAGATACCACATTGACGGCTGAAGAAAAGCAGCAGAAAAAGGAGGCTCTTCTCGATCTGATAACCTTCGAGACGTCTATAAACGGTACTATCTCGCAGATCCCCGCGGGCTACACCGTCGAGGTGCCGAACCTGACCGCGGGCGTCCGCTTCAAGGTCGTTGAGCGGCCGAATGAGACGGAGCTCGGTTACGGCAAGGTCGAGTATCAGGTTGTAAACGAATCCTATTACTACTCCAGCAGCGGCGACAAGAACGACGGAACTGTAAATACCGAAGATCCCCCCGAAATGAATGTCATAAACAAGCGCGGCTATGGTCTTGAGGTAAGAAAGCAGTGGAGCGATTCCGACTTCACCTACAATCACAACCCTATCTATGTGGCTGTATACAAAAAGAACGGAAATACCGAAACTCTCCTCCCCGGCACTGTCAGGGAGATATCGCCGAAGAATTCGTTCGTGCGTTATTTCTTCGACGGCAAAGAGGAAAATGACGGTGTTATCAGTGAAGATGACTTCAACAGCTATGTTGTCCGTGAGGTAACGCTTACAAGAATCGACGGTGTAGCGTATGATCCCGATCCCGAGCCCGTTGAGATAGATCCTGAATCGCAGCAGGTTAAAGAGAAGGAACCTGATCCGAACAGACCGATCCCCGACGATGACTTCAAGATAACAAATATCGCTGATTTCAAGGTCGCAAAGGTAGATAACGAGGGTTTGCTCAACAAGGCATATACTATGAAGGAAGCGAATAAATACGTTCCCGTACACAATTACAAGGACGAATATACGTACTTCCCTACCTATAATCAGGGCGAACCCGAGTCCGTAAGCGAAGGCTCTGTCGGCTTGAAGCGAAAGGACTCCATAAGAAACGACCGCGGCGGCGGTATCATCATAACCCTGCACGATATGGACACTAAGGAGCCTCTGCGCGACGGAGAATTCGAGCTGAGGGAAGAGGACGGTAATTATGTCGGTAAATTCACTACCGATGGCGACGGACAGATAACTATCCTGTATAAGGGCGAAAACCTTAAAACAAATGAGCAGTATACCCTCAGTCAGACCAAAGCTCCCGCGGGATATATCGGCGTGCCCAACACTGTGAAATTCAAAGTGGAAGAGTCAGGTAACGTTGTAACTGAGATATATGTCACGGGAAATGACTCAAAATGGGCAAACCGCGAAATCTTAATAAGCAACGAGGAGAGCCTCATCGGCCACATCAGAGTCTACAACAAGCCGTTCACTCTTCAGGTGAAGAAGGTGGATTCCTCGACAGGAGCACCGCTCAAGGGCGCACATTTCGCTCTGTATAAGTGTGTGAACGGGGTCAAGGACTATACTCCGATGCAGAACTACACTGATATTGTCAGCGGCGAAAACGGCGTCATTGCCGAGATAAGCGCTGCTCTCGGACACGGTACCTACTGCCTTGAGGAGCTGTCAGCTCCGACAGGCTATGAAAAGCTTACTGCTGATATCAGATTCACGATATCCTCCGACGGAGCAGTTACCGCTACAGGAAGCGGAAGCAGTCTGACAGTGGATGACGGTGAAAGCAGCTGCTCGTATCTGATAAAGATATCGAACAGCAAGAAGGAGACTTCAATACTGTTGCCTACAGGAATCGAGACGCACGGTGCGGCGACAGCTTCGATGCTGTTCCTGCTTGTCACGTTCGGAGCCTTCCTGCTGATACGTACTAAGATGCGCAAAAAAGAATAAATGAAAAACCTCCCGAAAAGCGGCTTGCTTCTCGGGAGTTTTCTTATATCGGCTTATGCTGTTTTGGGAGCTGTGAACTCCTTTAACCTCGGGATATTGCCCTCTGCGGTAGATACCAGAGCATAGTAAGCGAGTACGCATGAAGCGTCCTTTGCGTCAACTATGCCGTCGCAGTTAACGTTGCCGTAAAGGGGAGTGTATACCGCAGAAGAAGTAGTTGTCGCTGATGTGGCAGTTGAAGCAGTCGTGCTCTTTGAAGCTGAAGCTGTACTGCTTACTGCTGTTGTAGTCGCAGAAGCGGAAGATGCTGTTGTTGCAGATGTGGTCGTGGTAGTCACGAGATACTCTGCAGGCTCGGTCATGGGCGCATAGAAATATACCATTTCCTTATCCCATTCGCAGATAAAGCCGAGATGCTCCTTGCCGTATGACGAGCAGGCATTGTCAGCCGAGCTCCCGAATATGGAGGTCTGTTCGCCGATCTTACTCTGTGAAGGAGCACATATTCGCCGAATTCTTCCTTGTCGGGATTGCCCGGAGCCCAGTGCTCCCAGCAGTTAGCCAGATAATCCTCGCTGAGCCACTCGACCTCGTCGTCATCGTTAAGCTTGCCGCCGAGCCAGTATACGTCCTTCGTACCGTTTCTGAGGAGCTTCTTTACATCCTCCTCGTCGATCTGGTGGTCAATGGATGCGAGGTGACCGCCGAGGCTATCGCAGTAATCCCTTGCCTTATCCCAGCTCATACCGGTGTTGAATACACGGTAGTAGGAGTCGTTTGCCTCGTTGGGGACGATATTGCCCGACTTGACAGCGTGCATATATATCCTGTCCACAGGAGTTTCCAGCTGATTGCCTTCGCTGTCTCGGCAGGATGCGCCGTCGTTGAGGTCGGTATTGCTTACGGCGTCGGCAGACTTGTAATCGAATACGATATCGGATATCGCATACGCTGGATCGCCATCCTTGGTGTAGAAGAGGTGAGTGTCGATACCGCCCGCAGAGCTGTTGAGGTCGCCGCTGACATCATTGAAGTGAGTGTCGCCGCTGAACGGACAGAGCGAATATTCCACTCCGTTTTCTGTCAGCTTTTCCGAGTCGTCAGTGATGAACCTGTCAACGATGATGAGGTCTTTTATCGCCTCTTTCGGGTCTTTCGTGGTCTTGTAGCCAAGGTAGATATGGTTGCTGTAGGAGCCGCATCCGCCGTTGAGGTCGGTGTCCACGACGGTGTAGCCGTTACTTATAAGCCTGTTCTTTGCGTCCATAGCTGCGCCTGCGTTGTTTACCGAGTTGAAGCCTACAAGCAGCAGATCGCTGATGTAGGTCGCCTGCTTGGGAGATAATGCTCCCGCGCTCAGCTGAGCAGGCACAAGCGCAGTCAGCATTGCCGCCGAGCAAGATGCGCTTATGAGCTTTTTTGACTTCCATAAATGTTCCTCCTGTTATGCCTGATTTGTACTGTCGATCCGAAGCCATAATGCGCCGGAAAATAGCATTATAATTAATGTGTACTCAATAACCGCCATTAGGCGGTTATTGCCCCGAACTTTGTTCGGGGTGCGCAAATTCTTTGATAATATATGGAATTTGCGCATCACATTAATTGATGTCAAGCTCATTTTGCCCTAAATGGCAAAACAAAGTGCAAGAAAAATTATTTTTTCTTGCACTTTGACAACTCAAAAATGCCTTTTAAAAGCTATATAAAGGCATTTTTGAGTCGTTGAGCAGACATTAATTAATGTCTGCTTTGTACAGTCAACGCAATAATTGCGTATATGACACGTCAGTGCCCACAGACAATCCGTGCTTTCAGCCTGATTATTATTAATGCTTCGGCAGCTCTTTTTGTTATCCTGACCGTAATGCTTCGCCGAAGCGCTGGTAATGCACGATCTCGCGCTGTCTGAGGAAGCGGATGGGGTCGCGGACATCGGGGTCGTCGGCGAGGCGGAGGATATTGTCGTAGGTGGTGCGGGCTTTCTGCTCCGCCGCCATATTCTCGTGCAGGTCGGTGATGATGTCGCCCTTGGACTGGAAGTAGGTCGCGGTGAAGGGCGTGCCCGAAGCGGCGACAGGGTAGATACCCGTCGTGTGGTCAACGAAGTAGGTGTCGAAGCCGCTCGCCTTTATCTCGTCGATAGAGAGCCCCTTTGTAAGCTGATACAGAATGGCTGAGATCATCTCCACATGGGCGAGCTCCTCGGTGCCTATATCAGTAAGCAGACCCTTCACCTCGCCGTAGGGCATGGCGAAGCGCTGGTTGAGATAGCGCAGGGAAGCGGCTAATTCGCCGTCGGGACCACCAAACATCACAAAGATATGATTTAGATTTTATAAAAAATCTCAATGATACCTTTTGGCTTGATATAGATGATTCGTTCGACTATTGAGCGGAGTGTGATGTTCTTCAGGGTCTCGCTTGTTGCTTCGCTTTCGAGTATTTCAAGCCCTGCGAGTATCCTGCCCGAAATGACTTCCTTGATTTGAGCTTCATCCAGGGGAGGGGGCGGAGCTGATGCGGAGAGTTCGTCAATGCGTTCTTGGATGGCTTTTTTGTTCTGCTTGTATTCTTCAAGCGAATCTATGCCTGCCAGATATGCCTCACGTATTCGTGAGAGCTTCTTCTGCTCGCGCTCTATGAGGGCAGAGAGGTCGGGTGGAGTCGAACTCCGAGTTTGAGCTTTGACGTCGATATTAAAGCTTCCATGCGCAAGGTCGCTTTTTATGCGCTCGATGACGGCGGCATTTATTTTTTTCAGTGTGACAGAGTGCGAGACCTTGCAGGCTCCTCGCGCGTAGTTGTGGCACTGTAGACTCTTGAGCTTTGCCTGATGTGTGAGAGTCGCTCCGCAGTTGGAACAGCGGACGAGCCCCTTGAGCATAAACTCAACAGGTGCCTGTCTCTCGTGCTTGCCATAGAGCTTCTTGCGCTCCGAGCGCCTGCTCTGAGCCTCGTCGAAGATATCCTCGGTGATGATAGGCTCGTGCTCGCCCTTGACATAGATGATGTTGTCAGCACGCTCGTGGAAGCGGTCGCTGCGGTCGACGGCGTTCTTGCTGCGGCGGAGCTTGCCAATGTAGACAGGATTAGTGAGGATATACTCAATAGTTCTGTTCGCGAAAGTGTTTCCCTTCGTGGTGCGCACTCCCATATCGTTCAGCTTGGTCGCGATCTGTCTTGTTCCCATACCTCCGATGTAGTCGCTAAAAATCATCTGCACTATGGGAGCGTTGACCTCATCAGGCGCGAAGATACCGTCCTTCATCTTGTAGCCGAACGGCGGCTGAGAGACCACTCCTCCGCGGGAGAATTTCTCGTTCATGCCGCGCTTGACTTCCTCTGCGAGGTTGAGGCTGTAATACTCATCCATTGCCTCTATGAGTGCCTCGATGAGGACCGACGTGTTATCATCGCCCAGCTGCTCCGATATGGATACAACGTCAATGCCGCACTGCTTCCGCAGCATGGACTTGTAGACGATACTGTCCTGACGATTGCGGGCGAAACGGCTGAACTTCCACAGCAGTATGGTGTCGAACGGCTTCGGCTTGAGCTTCGCCGTGCCTATCATCTGCTGGAACGCAGGACGCTTGTCGGCTTTGCGCCCGCTGATACCTTCGTCGATGAAGATGAACTCCTCGGGAAGAATGAGTTCGTGCTCCTTCGCGTACTTGCGTATAGCTTTTAGCTGGGAGTCGGGGCTGTACTCTATCTGGTCATCAGTCGAGACTCTTATGTATGCGGCGGCGGTCTTCATAATATCCCTCCTCTATGGTTATATCTGTAAAGTCACGGCGGATTTTGGACTTATCGCCAACCTTTTTCTTTTTTTTTATTTTTATATATCGCTCGACTGCTTTTTCTTCCTCCTCAGCAGGAAGAATATCAAAGCCGTATTTTTTAGCTGTTTCAGCATATTCTTTTATCTTTTCTTTACTGGCCCTTCGATACGAATTGAATGATTTAAAAGGAAAGTTTGGGATAGTATACTGCATTTTATAAAAAAGTTTTTTGTCACGCTCAAGAAGATTTTCATAAGTTAGTCTGTCAAGGTAATATTGATGCATAAGTTTTTCTTCATCGGTTCTATCGTCAATGAAGGGACGATTGCTGTGTACAATGTAGTCAACTCCTTGAAGAAGGTGGTTCGAAAGACCTTCATTAAAATATCCAAATGTAATGCCCTGACAATCGCAATTGTATGGCTCATATTTTGGAAATCTTTTATCGGCTCCAGTAATTGAAAAAACACGATTTCTCCTTTTGGCACATTCTGCACAGCATCCATCGAAGCCAACACTCAAAGTAAGATCTGATCCTAATTCAACATATTTCTGCAATTTATTCTGCTGGATAGCATTTCTATTTTCAGAAAACATTGTCTTGATTATTTCTTCATATTGATCAGCTTCATCAAACCTGTTATCCTCATAGAGCCAGTTGACAAGTCTCATATAATCATTTCGTGTCCATTGAACTGTTGAATATCTCATTATTTCGCAGGCTTTAGTCAATACAGCAATAGAGAGTTTATTTTTGTGCTTATTGCGAAGATCTGATGCCTTCATTCTGAGAACGTAATCAAGATATCCCGTAACACCTAATGAATAAGTTCCAGGAGTTTCAGTATCGACTTGTCTTTTGAAATACGGGACGGCAATACTCTGGATGCTTGCTATTTCTTCGAGATCATATTCAATTCCGTCAGATATAATGAAACGAGCTTCATAGAATTTATCTCTTTCTTCATAATAATCGCTTAAAGCGGGTTCGGTTTTAAATAAATACCCGTTTTTATAAATAGCTTTTATATTTGACATATTGGTCACCGCCTGAAAATATTTTGAAAAAACAACGAACTCATACGCAGGTGCTTTTATCTATAACCACGCAAGTAATCATTGATAAACGTATAAAACTGCTCATAAACATCCTTTTCCATAGGGTTTCTCAAGAAGGCATTCCGCCTATAAAGTATTTGCATTCTTTCAGCTCTGTAAGTAGCAGCTTGCAGCGATATACCACAAATTTTTGATATTTCATCAGGTTTACTGAGCTTAAGTCCCCAGAGGACGCAAGCTGGAGCAAGTATATCAATAGCAAACCGTTCAGCCTGATATTCTATAGGAGACTTTTCTTCTCTTTGCGTTCCAAAGGTTCTGCCGTATTTGCCGTTAGTCAGCGGATGTTTCATGTAGATGTGTCCGAGTTCGTGAGCGATTGTGTACCTCTGAACCGGTACCGGATCGGCAGCATTTAACAGGACGTTATACTGTTTGTCCCTTAAAAAAGTAACTCCACGCTCATGAGTATCAAGATACAACAATTTTACATCACGCAGCACTTTAATATTATTGTCCTTGCAGATAGAAATCAAGTCAACTGGCAGAAGCGATACATTATTATCGAGCAAGAACCGCCATGCTGCATTGCGTGCGTTTTGATAGTTTACGTATTCCACAAAAATCACCTCTGCTTATTATTATAATAAACTCTGGTGATTTTATTATAGCCTTAGAAATTATCCTCCGTTACTTCCTCAAAGGATGCCATTTGCTCATCTGTAGGTGGCTCTCTGAGCTCCGATGAACCGTCGCTGGTTCTGGCTATTGCTTTGGAAGTATGCTCGATATTAGGCTTCTGCCCTCGTTCTTCTGCTGTTTCGGTAAGATAAATCAGTACGTCAAGTACTGATTTTTTTATATTATCAGGAAGCTGTTCAAACTTATCATTAAATTCATCAGGAGACATGGGAACGTTTTCGTTAGCAAAATAGTTTTTCTGTGATTCCCTACCAAGCAGGCAGTCTGTTGTTACACCGTAGAAGTCAGCGAGTGTAATAAGAATATCAGCTGTAGGTACACGTTTTCCTGCTTCGTAATTCTGATAAGTATTATAACTTATTCCTGAGGCGTCGCAGAAGTCTTTTGCATTAGAGTAGCCTCTTGATTTTCTTAATTGCTTTAGAATATCCTTAGTTTCCATTATATCACCTCACAAGGATTTTATTTACATTCATTATATCATACGAATGTACTGAATGTCAACGAATGTAATTATAAAAATATGCACAATTATACTGCATCAAAATTGTACAATCGTACAAAAAATACTAAAAATGTAGTATAAATGTACTGAAATCCGTTGACGTCACAGTATGAACGTGCTAAAATATAATCACAGCAAAGGCGAAGGAGGTGAGGAGAATGGATATAGCAGAAATTATCAATTCTGAAGAACCCGTTATGAAAGATGTATGCGGTAAGTTATTTAAACTGCCTGTTTTCAAAGGCGGCGAAAAAGAACGTGCTTCACAGATCGCAGAGCACCTGAAAGGACTGACAATCTATGAAGCACATGAGTTGCTCGATAAACTATCGAACGCATTAACTATGGCGGCTAACTCTGAAAAAATTGAATAGACTTATTCAACTTTTTCCGAAAGCATTTCTTTGAATTTTTCAAATAAAGCTGAATAGTTTTCAAAGAAATCGCCATAGTCAATAACATTAAGCTCTAATCCGTTTTTTCCGAGCCTTGCAGCTTCATCTGTGTACTTGGCGGTAGCATATGAAGATGCGAGTGCAACGGCTAAATCATGAGCTTTCTGTTCAATGTCAAACATATTTTTCACCTCCCTCCTACACACATTATATCAGACAGGAGGGAGGAACGTCAAGGAGGTGAGGGAGCGTGAGCTCAACAAGAACAGAGCCGTACACAGAGAATCCTAAGCAGATGTATAAAGAGTTATCAGAGGGTGACAAGATGCTTTTTTCAGCATTCTTTTCTGCTTTCACAAGCACAAGTCTGGCATTCTTAAAGAGTATTCAGCAGTCAAGAGAAACAAATGAAAAGAGACAAAAAACATAAGCAACCCGTACAACCCATACCGCATAGAATAGACCGAAAGGAGTTGTTATTATGGCAAAGAAGCTCATAGCAGTCAGCTACATATCTATCGGCGGAGCGCCGCCAGTGAGGTTTGACAGCCTTACTCCTGAGAAGAGAGCAGAGTGTGTTTCAAAAATGGCTGATAACATCGGTAAGACGCTCAGCAGCTATTGCTCAGCTCACCCGGAAGAGGCGCGTCCTCTTATGAATGCACAGAAATAGTCCCGACAGGGGCTATATGGACAAGCCTTTGAAAGGAGAATGAAAAATGACCGACGAAATGACAAGCAACATCGGCTCGGTGCTCTTACTGGTACTTGCACTCTTGCTCGCACAGCCTGTATGGGTCAGGTTCCGCGAGTGGGTGAGGCACAGGCTCGCAGTTGTCAAGCGTTGCAGGCTTAGACGTGAGGCAATACGCACTAACCTGTCACTGTACAAGCAGACGGGTGAGGAGTATTTCATCGACAGAGTAAAGGAGCTTGGAAAGTGAACTTCAACGAGTACATAAAGCCCTCCTACACCTTCAAGGAAGTGTACGAGCTTCAGAAGCTCCCGCTATCGGTCAAGATAGAGATATCCGTCGAGGTACTGAGGAGAGCGTTTGAATTGAGCACGCACAACATCGCCCTCGCGTTCAGCGGCGGCAAGGATTCACAGGTAGTAGCTGACCTCGCAGAGAGGTATCTTCCCGATTGCTTCCCGCGTATGCTCTGTATTTTCGGAAATACGGGCATTGAGTTCCCCGAAAGCCTCAAATTCGCGAGGAAATACGGAAACGAACACTTCGGCGAACGATTCCACGAGACTGAGCTCTCACGCCTTGAGGAAGACGAGCTTCGGTACGACTTCGCACGGCAGATAGTCGCCGAACTGGAAGAGATAAACGCGCTCAGTGAAATACTGAAACCTGACGGCAAGCTCAAAGGGCAGAAGGCTCTCATAGATGCGGCGCTGAAACTCGGATATGACCTGAATCATCACAACTGCTTTTTCAAGGGGCAGAAAAAGACATTTGCTTACTGCGTAGAACAGTACGGAGCCCCTCTACTCGGCAAGGCTACAAGCAAGCTCGATGCGCACCGTATCAATATTGAGTGCTTCCTAAAGTATTCGGCATCAGTCACAGGCAAGGAAGAACTGAAAGAATACTACGACATTCTCAGGGAGTGCAAGTTCTCTCAGCACTGCTGCAAGCTCCTCAAAAAAGAGCCGTCGGAACGTAAACAGGCAGAACTCGATGTCGATGTTATCGTTAAGGGACTTATGGCGGCGGAGAGTCGCTCACGTCTTACCAGCATATCAACCCGAGGGCATATCTTCGAGAGCCACAGACCGCACATCAACAGCGATAAAAACGGATTCTTCCACGTCAACCCGATAGCACTATGGACGGACGATGATGTGTGGGAATATATCCACCTTCATAACTGCGAGTATTCGCCACTCTACGATATGACCTACACCGCCGAGGACGGAACAACGCAGTGCATCAAGCGAAATGGCTGCATAATGTGCGGCACCGATATCCAGTTCAAGGACAATCACCTGTCTATTCTGCGGCAGACTCACCCCAAAGCGTGGGAGAGCTGCATGAAGCACTTCGGCTACGCCGACGAGCTCTACAAGCTGTTCCGTATCAAGAAAAACAAGTATATCCTTGACAGCTTCACCGACGACGGCACGAAAGCCCGCATGATAGAGCGATTCGGGAGCACTGACAGGCTTCTGCGAGACCGCCCCTGCGCTTATGACGATATGGGCAACCTCATAGACCTCACAGGAACAGGGCTCGAGAACGAGTACGACGCGGAGGTGATGATATCGCCCGACGGACAGCTCAGCATGATATAAAAAAGCCCTCGCATAAGCAAGGGCAAAAGAAAAAATATAATAATGTTTACGGGTACATTGTACCACAGGAGAAGAAAAATGTCAACAGAAAGGCAATACAACTTTTTTGACGAGCTTATCGTCGATAATTTCGCAGGCGGCGGCGGAGCTTCCACGGGCATTGAGCTTGCGACGGGCAGACCTGTCGATATCGCGATCAATCACGACCCCGACGCCATACTTATGCACAAGACCAATCACCCGCGGACTACGCACTACTGCGAGAGCGTGTGGGAGGTTGACCCGCCCAAGATATGCGAGGGACACCCTGTAGCGCTGATGTGGCTGTCGCCTGACTGCAAGCATTTCAGCCGAGCAAAGGGCGGCAAGCCCGTCGATAAGAACGTCCGCGGGCTTGCGTGGATAGCTGTGCGGTGGGCGGCAACGGTCAGACCGCGGGTGATTATCCTCGAGAACGTTCCCGAGTTTGTGACGTGGGGACCCTTGAAGGGCGGCTATCCCGATAAGAACAGGATAGGAACGACGTTCCGCAGCTTTGTCAACGCGCTGAAAATGCACGGCTATGAAGTGCAATGGAAGGAACTGAGAGCCTGCGACTACGGAGCACCGACTATCCGGAAACGCTTTTTCCTTGTCGCTCGGTGCGACGGTAAGCCTATCAAATTCCCCGAACCTACACACGGCGAGGGACTGCTCCCATACAGGACAGCGGCGGAGTGCATCGACTGGACTATCCCGTGCAAGTCGATATTCGAGCGAGACAAGCCACTTGCAGAGAACACGATGCGGCGCATAGCACGAGGACTTGACAAGTTCACGCTGAAGGCGCGGAATCCGTTTATCATACCCACTGGATACGGTGAGAGAGACGGACAAGCACCGAGAGTCAACAGCATACACGAGCCGCTGAGCACGATAGTCTCGACGGTCAAGCAGGCGGTCATCGCTCCGTCGGTGCAGAAATACTTCGGTGGTATCGTCGGGAGCGCGGTCACTGAACCGATAAGCACCGTCACCGCAAAGGACCATAACGCACTGCTCACACCGAGCCTGATACAGTATCACAGCGAGACCGCAAGCCACGAGGTACGCGGACAGGCTCTGACAGAGCCGATATTGACAGTGGACACATCTAACCGGTACGGTCTTACTGCTGCACACATCGTCAAGTATTACAGCGGCGACAATAGCTCTGCCTGTGGAGAGCCGCTCGGAACGGTCACGACGCACGACCGCTGCGGACTCGTGGAGTCTCACCTCTGCGTGCTCCGAAACGGCGAAGACTGCAAGCCTATGAATGAGCCTCTGCCTACGGTCTGCACAAGCGCCGGTCATTTCGCAGAGATACGCACACGGCTATGCAAGTATCCGCCTGAAACTGACCTCGGTCACTGGGCTGAGATACGGTCAATGCTCAACACATACTGCGGATATACTATCGCGGACGACGAGGTGCTGATACTGGATATCGGCGGAGAGGCATACTACATAAACGACATTGGGCTCCGTATGCTCGAGCCGAGGGAGCTCTACAACGCTCAGGGCTTCCCTCCTGACTATATCATCGACCACGACTACAAGGGCAACACATATCCGAGGACTAAGCAGGTCGCACGTTGTGGGAACGCTGTTCCGCCTCCGTTCGCCGAGGCTCTCGTTCGTGCGAATCTGCCTGAGATGTGCGGTGCTAAGATAAGAACAATGAAAGAATTGAAGGAGGTAATATAAATGTGCGAGATATGTCACAGTTTCCCGTGCCGTCCGCTTACAGGCTTGCAGATGATACGTGCTGCTGTGAAGACTGCGTCTCAGAAAGAATAGCGGGGGCTTTATGATACTGAAACCAACTACCCGCGAGGAATGGCTCACATTGCGGCAGAAAACGGGCATAGGCGGCAGCGAGGCAGGCTGTATCCTCGGCGTGAACAAGTACAAGAGCAACGTTGAGCTGTGGGAGGAAAAGACCGGTAGGAAAGCTTCGGAGGACATCTCAGACAAGCCTGCTGTTGTTTTCGGAAAGTTCGCAGAGCCGCATCTGCGGGAGCTTTTCAGGCAGGACTATCCGCAGTATACCGTTGACTACCACGAATTCTATATGTACGTCAACGACCGCTATCCATTCATTTTTGCGACCCTCGACGGCGAGCTCACCGACGAAAACGGACGGCGCGGAATACTGGAGATCAAGACTACGACCATACAGAACCGCCTGCAATGGGACGAATGGGAAAACAAGATACCCGACAGCTACTATGCACAAATACTACATCAGCTCGCTGCTACAGGCTGGGACTTTGCGATTTTGAAAGCATATATCCGCTATTATGTGGACGGCGAAGTGCGCGTGACTATACGGCACTACAGGATAGAGCGTGCAGATGTGGAAGGCGATATCGAGTACCTGATACAGGCGGAATCCAAGTTTTGGGCGAACGTCAAGAACAACACACGACCCGCGGTAATCTTGCCGATGATATGAAAGGAGAAAATCAATGTCAATGGAACTTATAACGCGGACAGCTCCCGCGGAACTTCCTCAGAAAATTGAAAATTTTGAGGAAATCAAGGCTTATCTGACCGAGGCTACGACCAAGTACAGAGACCTTGTCATCACAAGCAGTGAGGTCAAGCCAGCTGAAAAGGAGCTTGCAGAGCTGAGGAAGCTCCGCGACTTTATCGACACGCAGCGCAAAGACGCGAAGAAGCAGTATGCAGAGCGATTTAAGCCGCTTGAGGACCAGTACAAGGAGCTCGCCGCACTTGTCATAGCTCCTATAACAGCGATAGATACTCAGGTCAAGGGCTTCCGTGAGAGTGAGAAAAAGGCAAAATACGACGAGCTGAAAGCATATTTTGACTCGGTCAACGATGTGCCGTTTTTGGAGCTTGACAGGATACTGAATCCCAAGTACGCAAACAAGACCGTCGGTATTGACACGCTGAAAGCGGAGCTCGCATTTGCTATCAAAAAAGCCGCCGACGACTACGACGAGATAACGGAGCTGTACAAGGACGCGCCGTACTTGGTCGCCGTGCAGAAAAAATATGCGGATACTCTCGAGAAGGACACCGCCCTCGCTTACGCAGCGGTATTGTCGAGGAAGTACGAGCAGGAACAGAAGCAGAAGACGGCACCGCCAGAGAGCGTCGAGAATGCCCCTACAAGCTCGCCTGCACCGAACAGTGAAATTATACCGCCCGACGAGCAGGAAGTCACTCAGCGCGAATCTGAGCCGCTGATAAAGGGCAGATTTGAAGTTGTCGGAACAAGAGCACAGATAAAAGCCCTCGGCGCGTTCATGCGCGAACAGGGCATAAAATTCACAACGATAAAATAACAAGGAGGATATTTAAATGGCAGTCAATAATTCACTCGTAAAACAGGGCGCACAGCCAAAATTCACAGTGGTCATTAATTCGCAAAAATACAAGAATCTGATAAACGGTACGCTGAGAAACCCTCAGAAAGCGGCACAATTTGTCACAGCAATTACATCGGCTGTGACGAATAACCCTGAGTTGTCCACTTGCGATGCTCAGACAATCGTTTCGGCGGGACTCCTCGGCGAGGGTCTCAACCTTTCACCCTCTCCTCAGCTCGGTCAGTATTATCTTGTTCCCTATGATGACAGGAAGAACAAGCGCAGAGTTGCTCAGTTTCAGCTCGGATATAAAGGCTACATACAGCTTGCGATACGCTCGGGACAGTACAAGAAGCTCAACGTCCTGCCGATAAAGCGGGGCGAGTTAATATCTTTTGACCCGCTCGAGGAAGAAATCGAGGTGCAGCTTATCGACGATGAGCTTGAGCGTGAGAATGCCCCAACAATCGGCTACTATGCAATGTTCGAGTACACAAACGGCTTTAAAAAGGCAATGTATTGGAGCCGCGAGAAGATGGAAAGTCACGCCGAGAAATACAGCAAAGCATACGCGAGCGACAAGAGGAACGGCACTGCATGGACATTTTGGAGCAAAGACTTTGATGCAATGGCTTGCAAGACAATGCTCCGTCAGATAATCAGCAAGTGGGGAATTATGAGTATCGAGCTCCAAAAGGCGGTCGAGAATGACAGTGCTGTAATTTATGATAACGGCAAGGTCGACTATATAGACGCCCCCGTCGCTGAACCCGAAGCCCCCGCGGAGGTGCAGGGCGAAGTCATCGAAGCCCCTGCCGAATCAGAACCGCAGGAAGCTCCCGCGGAGGAGTTCGCAGAGCTCCTCGGAGGTGAGTAATGAGCGGCTACGGTTATCGTTTCTTCGTTCGGGGCGAACCTGTTGCAAAGGGACGCCCGAAGTTCACGACCCGCGGCGGATTCGTTCGGGCGATAACGCCCGAGAAAACAGCGAATTATGAGACACTCGTAAAGCTTTCCTTTCAGGAGCAGTGCCCGAATGCGGTGCTGTTCCCGAAAGACGTGCCCCTGTACGTATCGATAGCTGCACACTTCACAATTCCAAAGTCCACGAGCAAGAAAAAAGCCGAAGCTATGCGTAATCACGAGATACCCCCGACGAAGAAGCCCGACTGTGACAATCTTGCGAAGATAATCTGCGACGCCCTCAACGGTATTGCATACTACGACGACGCACAGATAGCTCGGCTTGAGGTCTCGAAGTTCTACGGCGACGAGCCCGGAGTATATGTGTGGATAGAGGAGCTGTGATATGGGGAAGAAAATCTCGTGGGAGGACGCCGAAAAGCTCGGCAGGCTCAATGATGAAAACGACAGTATCTTTGCAAAGCCGAACAAGTACGGCTATAAAATCAACATCAATCATCCGAAAATAAGACCACTATACGAACGGTTCAAGTGGAAGAAAAACGCGATAATTCTTTCCGACGCAGAGCGGTTTGAATTCGAGATGTACATTTTTCAAGCCATAGAAAGGAGAAAACATGAACAAGGTAATATTGATAGGACGCTTGACAGCTGACCCTGAGCTCCGACAGACTCAGAACGGCGTTTCTTCCTGCAAGTTCACTGTCGCGGCGAATAGGAAGTTCAAGAACGAGCACACAGGCGAGTATGACGCTGATTTCATCACTTGTCAGGCATGGAGACAGACGGCGGAGTTTGTTTCACGCTATTTCAGCAAGGGCAAGATGATTGCTCTTGAAGGAAACCTCAGAACAGGCAAGTATCAGGATAAAAACCATTCTGATGTGACGCATTACACAACAGAGGTATTCGTCGACAACGTCGAGTTTGTCGGCGGAAAGAATGAGAACGGCGGCGGAGGTCAGAACACCTACCAACCGCCCAAGCAGCAGACAGCTCCGCAGCAGCCTGCACCCGAAAACACAGAAATGTCATACGGCGATCTCGGCGAGTACGAGGAACTTCTCAGCGAAGATGATATGCCGTTCTGACATAAATAACAAGGAGGAAAAAACAATGGTCGAAACATCAAGCATTCTCGAGATGGCGCAGGGTGCCATCATGGAACAGGTCAACATGGAGGTCGAGAAGATAGTAGGTAATATCCTCGACCCGAACACTCCCTCAACGAAGAAACGACAGCTCAATCTGGTTGTCGATTTCGCTCCGAGTGCAGACAGGTCAAGCGTTGTTATCACCGCGACGGCAAAGAGTAAGCTGCTCCCGAACAATGCGATACAGACAACGCTTTTTGTCGGCGCAAACGGTCAGACCGGTGAGATACAGGCGGTCGAAATGGTGCCGCAGGTACCGGGACAGCAGGCTTTTGACGGGACAGTACAGGAAGAACCCAAGATACTTAAGATTGCAGGAGGTATGAGATAATGGACAAGTTAGCTGTTGAGAAAATCGTGGAGCTCGGTGCTCCGAATTATCATGAGGAACACGGGTACACATACACCGATAAGGAACTCAAAGTCATCAAAGAACCGAAGGTTCCGACACTCACATTCCACACACTTGACGGACTTATATTTGCGCTTCGCGAGGAGTATGGTGACTTCAACCGTCCGCTCCTTATCGACGTAAACGACGAGCAGACAGTAACGGTATGCTCAGCAATAAGCCAAGCTGATCACGACCGCGAAGTCCCGTACATAGTTCGTGCGGAGCTTGTAGAAATACCGTTCGACCGCAAGCTCGACTACGAGACTATGATGATAACTCTGCGCTCAAAGTTCGTCGAAACCGACGAGCTTCTCGAGGTTGTCAAGCTCCTCGGCACCATAGTCGAGGAAAACAGCATGACTGCTTCCGACGACGGCTTCACGCAGAACGTGACCGTCCGCACTGGTATCGTAACTAAGGGCAATGCGGCAGTCAAGCCCATAGTAAGGCTCAAACCTTACCGCACATTCATCGAGGTAGATCAGCCCGAGAGCGAGTTCCTTCTCCGCCTCTCCGAGGGCGGACGTGTAGCTCTCTATGAAGCCGACGGCGGTGCGTGGAAGATAAAAGCTCGCAGGAACGTCGCCGATTATCTCAAGGATAAGCTTTCCGACCTCATCGAAAAAGGCGAGGCTATCGTTGTCGAATGATATAGTATTTCTGTATGAGGGGCGGTTCTTCCGCCCCGATACAGATATATGCGAGGTGATAATGTGGCTGATCCACAGCTCCAAAACGGATACACGAAGATAGCGAACGAGCTTCTCGAAGCTCTCTGTCGGATAAATGTCTCAGGGAATGAGATGCGGATACTGCTCTACATTATTCGCAGGACCTATGGCTTCAACAGGAGCTACGCCGAAATGCCTCTGTCTGAAATATCCGCCGCAGTCGGAATAAGAAAAAACCATGTATCGGAAGTCCTTAACAGACTTTCGGCAAAGAACATCATCGAACTCCATTCAAACAGGGGCATAAAACCACAGACAATTTCCATTGTGAAAAACTATGAAAAATGGGTTGTTGAATCTTGTGCAGTTTTGCCATTCCCAAAAACAGGAACAGTTCCCGAAAACAGGAACCCTACTATTCCCGAAATCAGGAACCCTACAGTTCCCGAAAACAGGAACCCTACTATTCCCGAAATCAGGAACCCTACAGTTCCCGAAAACAGGAACCCTACTATTCCCGAAATCGGGAACCCTACTTATAAAGAAAAGAAAGAAAATATTAAAGAAAGGGGTAAAGAAAGAACACCCCGCGGACGGTACGGGAATGTTTTTCTTTCAGATGATGAAATCAATAAACTAAATCAGGACTACGGAGAGGGACATATCCGAGACTACATTCAACGGGTCGATAGTCACGTCCAATCAACAGGAAAGCCCTACGCTGACTATGAGGCAACTATCCGCAAGTGGCTTGCGCAGGACGGCGTGAAGAAGGACGACTTCGACGCGAGCAAGTACGAGCAGTTTATCAATGTTTTTTGAGGAGGCAACAAAATGAACGATAAATCAGGATTCTATCTATTCAGCCGCGACAAGGGCGGGAACTGGTATCGCTGCCGCAAGTGCGGACTGCTCGAGCGCTCCGACCCGAAGGTGTGTCCAGTCTGCGGCGGTGACGGCAAAATGAGCGAGTATGTCTCTGATGTGCTTGAAGCCGATGCAGAGGAGAGAAGGAGGAACAGGAAGAAATGACTGATATTATTGCATCTGCCGAAACTGCAAAGCAGATTCGCAATCTCGAATTGAAACAGACAGTTGCAATGCTTTTGACGTTAAGGAATTCTGCGATGTCAATTGATGATACCGAAACGACTATAATCAACAGCGATATCTCGAATTTTCAATTCGTTATCGACAAAGCGGTCGATTTATTACAAAAGGGGTGCACAGGATGACAGAAGCTGAACGTTGGGCGAGGGACCTCGCCTGCAATGAATCGGAAGCGTTTGAAAAGGCGCTGAAAAGAACTAAGGAGGAAAAGAAAATGTATATAGACGGAAGATGGCTCACCGAGCCCGAGATAGTTGCATACATCGAAAGACTGAGAAAGGAGATATCCGAGCTCGAGGATAAGCACCTGTACGAGTGCCGCCAGATATCCGAGTATGATATCGAGCTCAAAGAGCTGCGAGGGCAGCAGATCGCGAACGAGAAGCTCGAGCGGATCACTGCGAGCTACACCTTCGGACAGCAGAGAGCAATATTCGTCGAGGAGTGCGCCGAGGCTATCAAGGCGGTCTGCAAGGTCGAGAGAGCTGCCGACAGCTCCGCGGAGGTCTACGCCGAGAAAATGTCCGACCTGATAAGCGAGGTCGCGGACGTGCTCATTATGGCTCGCCAGATGCGGCTGTACCTCGGAACCGAGAAGGTCGATGCTGAGATACAGCGGAAGCTTGACAGGCAGATCCAAAGGATAAGGGAGGAGCAAGGAAATGAAAGTGATACGCCGTAAGGATTGTATCCTTGATAATTCTCCCGAGTGCCCTCTTGCATACATAGAGAATCACACGATGTGCTTTTATGAGCACTCACCGACGTTTTATTGTGCCAAAGGCAGGACAACCGAAGACTATACACCTACGCACGGTGACATTGTCCGCAACATGACTGACAGACAGCTTGCTGAAATGCAGAACCGTCACGAACATACAGGATATGCACACGGCAAAGGCGGCGGAGTTATGAAATTCGGGAAAGCAAATATCGACTTCCTCACAGGTTGGTATGGTGCTCCTGACGGCGAGGATTACGAACCCCGAGGAGGCTGATGATGAACTCAATATTGTTAACTATACTAATTATTTCGGCGATTATTATCTTATTGCCTGAAGTATTGGCAACCATATTAGGCATTGTTATGATTACAATCATATTTATCAAATTACTGAAAGAGTGGAAAGAAGAAATGGAGGATTGAAAAATGGATGTGAAGGAAACGAATGCTCAGGTGCAGGCTGTTTGCAATATGTTAGCGAGTTGCGCTATCCACCTGTACGAAGCTGCACAAGGCGAAATCACGCTCGAAGCTGGATTGATAGACGGCAGAAAGATAAGCATAACCATCAAGGAAGTTGAGGAGGCTGACGATGAAAACAGTGAGTGACCTTGAACATGAGTGCAGAATCATTTCACGGAATTTTTGCAAGCCTTATGTTCCGTGCATGGAATGCAAGTATATTTTTCGATGCGATATGGTATTTTTAGCCCTTGATATGATACTGCGAGGTGAATACTGATGGTTGAAAAACTGACTATATTCTTCGGAGGAGCTTTTCTTGGAGCGGTAGCAACGTTCGCCTCGATGTGCTTCGCATACTGCGCGGGGCGTGGCGGCGAGGAGAAGAAGAACGATGACGATGAGTGAGCTTGATATGCGGCACTGGCTCAACCGTGCCTTTTATGCAGATAAAAAAATCAAGGCGCTTGATGCGCTCATAGAGAGGCACAGAGAACGCGCACAGGGGCTCTCGGTATGTTCGGACGGTAATGACAAGGGCAAGAGTGACGGGGCAAAAAACGGCACGGAAAACGCTCTCCTGAAACTTGCCGAGCTGGAAGAGAAGGCAGAGGCACAGAGAATGCAAGCAGTGCAAGAGCTCGAAAGAGTGCAGAACGTCATTTCACTCCTCAAGGACGACGACCTCGAAACGGTGCTGATACATAGATATCTCCTATTTGAGACAATCGAGCAAACCGCCGAAGCTATGCACTATGCAGCGAGGACGGTAAAGAAAAAGCAAAAGCAGGCGATTGAAAAACTGTGCCCTCTCGTGCCTTGTAATGCCCTTTTTGATGTGGTAGAATAGTAGTATGAAAGCAGGCGGAACAAACGAAGGCACCTTTCGGGAGATTGCTCACACCTTTCTCCCTTGCCTCCGCCTTCTGCTTTCTGTTGTCTCCTTTCTTTTGTTCTACTATCTTGCTTTATTCTTTGTAGCGGTCGGTTTCCACCCTTGCCGACCGCGCTCCTTATGCTTCGATAACTTAGCGGCAAGAGTGATACGTATGAGGCGTATATATACGCGGGTTCGAGTCCCGCTCGAAGCACCACTAACATCACACGTTGATAAATACCGCAGCCGAGCCGTTCCAACAGGAGCGGCTTTGCTGTTGCTCATGAAAGGACGGTGCTACCGTGAATGCAAGGCGGAAGAAATTTGCAGAACTATATGCTCAGAGCGGTAATACCGTGCAGAGCGCTATAGGAGCGGGCTACAGTGTTAACTATGCAAATGCAAGAGCCTACGAATTGTTGGAGAATGTTGGAGTTGCGGAGTATATCCGTGAGCTCAACGAGAAGGCACAGGACGAGCGAATACTGACAGCAAAGGAACGTCAGGCAATGCTTTCTGACATTGCTCGAGGAGGCTTGCAAGACGCGGATAGGATCCGCGCCATCGACACTCTCAACAAAATGACGGGCGAGTATGTGACGAAGATAGAGGGCAGTGTGACCGCCGAGGTCAGCAACCCGTTCAAGGGGCTGACGACCGAGGAGCTGCGCAAGATCATCGACGATGGATAAGCAGCTCATACAGCTCGGCGCGAAAATAGAGCTCGCGCGGCGCTCTTTCTTCGACTACTGCCGCCTGAAGGCTCCCGACTTCTACAAGCCCGAACGCGCATACCTCGTAGAGCTCTGCAATGAGTTCCAGAGCTTCCTTGATTCGGACGACAAGGCGATGATAGTCAACCTTCCGCCGCGCCATGGCAAGTCAAGGACAGCCTGCTGCTTCGCAGAGTGGTATCTCGGGCAGGACCCGAACAGGAAGATCATGATAGGCTCTTATAACGAGACCCTGTCAACAATGTTCTCGAAAAATGTCCGCAACACTATCTCGGAGGTCAAGGCTGATAAGTACAGGGCTGTGTTTTCGGACGTTTTTCCGAATGTGCGTATCAAGCTCGGCGACGGTGCAATGAACCTGTGGAGCCTCGAAGGCGGCTATAATAACTACCTCGCCACATCTCCGACAGGTACAGCGACGGGCTTCGGCTGCACGCTGATGATGATAGACGACCTCATCAAGAACGCCGAGGAAGCCAACAATGAGGCTGTGAAGCAGAAGCACTGGGAGTGGTTCACGAACACAATGCTAAGCCGCCGCGAGGAAGGCGCGAAGGTCATCATAATCATGACTCGCTGGGCGACGGACGACCTTGCGGGTAAGTACCTCGAATTCTGCAAAGCTGAGGGCATACCATACCGCCATATATGCATGAAGGCATACGACAAGGCGACTGACAGTATGCTCTGCCCTGATATCCTTAGCCTCGAGAGCTATCAGGCGACCATCAAGGCTATGGGCGCGGACATAGCAGCTGCGAACTACCAGCAGGAGCCTATTGACATCAAGGGCAAGCTCTATACGAGCTTTAAGACTTATACGGAGCTCCCGCCGCACTTCGAGGGTATATATAGCTACACCGACACCGCAGACGAGGGCAGCGACTGGCTGTGCTCAATTATCTGGGGTGTCTATTTGCGCGAGGCGTACATCCTCGACATATACTTCTCCCGTGAGCCGATGGAGGTCACGGAGGAAGAGACAGCTCGGCGCCACAAGGAGCTGGCTGTCAACAACGCCCGCATAGAGTCCAACAACGGCGGCAAGGGATTCGCCCGCAGCGTCAAGCGTATCTCCGAGGAGGAGCTCTTCAACTGGACGACTGTGTGGAGCTGGTTCCACCAGAGTGGCAATAAAAAAGCACGAATACTCTCGTATGCGACGTGGATAATGCAGCACGTTTATTTTCCTGTGAACTGGCGTAACCGCTTCCCCGAGTATTACGAGGCGATGAACACATATCAGCGCGAGGGCAAGAATGCCCACGACGACGCTCCCGACGCTACGACAGGCATCGCGGAGACGATGCAAAGGTTAGGAGGCTAACATAATGGGAATAGCGACATGGGCTAAGCGAAAAATGCAGACTTGGCTTGAGATAGTCCCTCCGCCTATTGAGCAGGCGATAACAATACAGCGCGAGCATACGCGCGAGCTCGAGGTGATACAGGCACAGCTATGGTATCAGGGCGACGCAAATGAGCTCTTTCAGTTCTTCCATCAGACGGAGCTTAATACAGGTATGTTTTGGGCGACGTCACCCGCGGACAGGAAGATACGCAAGATACACAGCGGGCTTCCTGCCGTCATCGCTGACACACTCGCATACA